TTGACCATGCCGATTTTGTTGAACTCGACCATCTTGGGGTCGATCAGGCCGTAGTTCATCAGTTCGTTGGCTGCGCGAACCGTCGTTCTGCCTTGGTAAAGGTTCTGGTAGGCCGACATCAGGCCGGTGCCGATGCGGTTGCCGCCCATTTCCTGGATTAGCGGCTCCATCTTGTAATAAAACACGTCGTCGCGCATGGCCTTCGCAGCCACGCCGCCGGTCTTGATGAAGTTCAGGTATTCATTCGCCTGCACGCGCCCGCCGGTAGCGGTCTGCACTTGCTGGATCATGTTCGCCTGCTTGGTGAAGGCAGCTTCGCTGACCAAGCCCCGGCGCAGTTCCACGACCTTGAGCATGTCCATGAACGACTTGTCGCGCATGGCCCCGCCTTCTTCGCCAAAAAGCGCCGAGTTTGCGAATTTCATTTTCGCCATCAGGGGCGCGACGAACTTGGCGTGGTCGATGTTGCCGAAGATGGACTGAGCGTCGCGCAGCAGTCCGAGGTTTTCGCGCATGCTGGTGCCGTAGGTGTTCATCCCCTTGGCGAAATTGATGGCGTCAGCAGAGACGGCATCGCCCACGCCAAGCGCCTTGAAGCGCTCCATTTCGACCTGAAACTTCTTGGCTTCTTCGAGCGGCCCTTTGAACAGGGCAAGCCCGGAGGCTCCGATGCCCAGCATGAAGCCGCCCTTGAGGGCCAGCTTTTGAATCGATGCGATCCGGGCTTCCAGCTTGGCCGCGTCCGCCTCAGTCCGCATGAAGTCTTTCGACAGCGCGAGCAGTCCGAGACTAGCATTGTTGATAAGGCTGATCTTTACGCCGATTTTGTATGCTTCAAACATGGCCCGGCCTTTGAAAAACCGCTTCTGCGAATGGCTGGCTGACCGCCTGCCTTGGGTTCAATACCCGAATGTTCTGCCTGCCAGCGATAACGCCCGGCTGGCCCGTCCTGCTTGGCCGCTGCGCTGGCGCTTTGCCATGACCATCGGGCAGCGGCTGGACATGCTGTTTATCGGCCTGTTCGGCGTCGTCGTATTCGGCGCGCTGTTGGCCTTCCTGCTGTTCGTGGCCTACGCCGTTTTGTTCGGCTAAGTGTCGAACTCATAGCCCAGCCCGGCGGGCATTGACGCCCCGCCAAGCAGACCGCGCGCGGCGGCCTTGCCCAAAATTTCCTTGATCTTTTCTTCGTTCAGCAGCGCCGCCGGGCCAAGCACCGGGCGCGGCGGTATGGTCTTTGTTCCTAGTTCCTGCCAGACCATCACGTCGCTGTCGCTTCCAATTACCGCCTCTAGGCCGCTTACTTCGTGACTGATGCTGTCGCGCATTTCGCCAGTGCGCAGCAGGGGGTCGTTCTCGCTGAACCCCTGCCGCACCCGGTCTGCCTTGGTGCTGTCGGCCAGTTCAGGCCAAGCCTGAAAAGGCCCGACTGCCGGCTGGTAATGGCCGATTTCAGCCTTGGCCGTCGCTTCGATGGCCTTTGCCACAGCTTTCAGGCCGTGGTGCAGGGCCAGCACTTCGGCGGCTTCGACTGCCAGCAGATGCGACGCGAACGCCGCGAGGCTGTTGAATTCCTTCATGGCTAGTCCTTGTCGAACTGCATGCTGTTCCAGTTGAACTTCGCGCCTTCCATTTCGCTGAAAACGATGCACCAGCCTGCGCGGGTCACATCGTCAATCTGGAAGGCCACATCGAACGGCACGCCATTGCGGACAAGCCAAAGGCATTCGCGGATCGGCCCGGCGGTTGCTACTTTTTTAGTGCAGCTTTATCCGCCTCCGGGTCGGTCTTGCCGAAGTTGGCCTGCACCCCGGCCATGACAGCAGCGATGCCGTCATCGTCAAGCTGCTGGATCAAGGCTTCGACCTCGCGCTTGGTGGCCGGCTGATAGACAGGTTCATCGTCAATCGAAACGACGAAGATCATGGGCAGCACCATACCCATATAGACATCGTTCTTAGCCGTTTCGCCAAGCGCTTCGATCAATCGGAACTGTGCCAGCACGCCGGGCTTTTTCAGCTTGATGGTGCGTCCGCGCTCGTCGGTTACGACCGCTTCGACGTTGGCTTGCTGGACGACCTGTTCGCTCGGGTTGAGCGTGACTTTTACCTTGGGATCGCCCATATCAAGACACCTTCGTGCGGCGGGCAGAAACAAAGCTGACCTTTTGCTTGACCGTCTGGTCGCCCTGCCACTGGCCGGCATCGTCCAGCTTGAGCAGGACTTGCAGGTAGCGGTATTGCGTCACAGCGCCAGAAACTTCGGTGATCGTTTCGGTGATCGTGCAAGGCTGCTCGTTCAGGCCGGCATAGTAGTTAGCCTCGATCTGCGCGAAGTAGTCATCGATTGTGCTGTCTTGCCGGGTGACATCGAAGCCGCCCGACCAGCCGTCCGGGAAGCGGACATGGCGGGTGATGCCGTCCAGCCCCTTGATCTTCTGGTCGGTGATGTCGGGCTTGCTGTTGAAGCCGGTAATGAGATTGAACCGCAGCGGCCCCGAAGGGCCGATGATGTCCAGCGAAACGTCACGTCCGACGCTAAATCCGTTGAGCGGCATGGTTGCCTCCTGTTAAGCCAGATTGGTCGATTGGCGGTTGATCTGTACAGACTGGCCGCCTTCGACGTTGATAAGGAACTTCTCGATGATAGACAGATAAACCACCTTCACGTCGGCCTGCATGTATCCCAGCGCCACGCGGGACATCGGGTTGTTCGATGCGTCGATCTGCACGCTGAACGACGGGCCGCCATTGACCGCGCCGATCATGCCCTGCTGCTCCATATTGGCGAGGAAGCTACTGATGGTTGCGGCGGCATTGCGGCGAACGGTGGCGCTCTGCAACTGACCGATAAACAAGCCCATGCCACCGTTCAGGGTGTAGGCGATGTAATTGGTCATCCGGGTGTAGTTGTCGCCGTTTGTCACCGCATTGGACGAACTGTTGTGGCCGAAGCGCACCCCGAACATGTTGCCCGCCGGGATCGGGTTGGTAATCAGGTCGATGCCAGCCTGTCCCAGCGACTGCAATTCCGCGCCGCTGTAGGTAAGGTTCTGGTAAGACTTCTGCGTCCCGACGATGCCGAAAAGCGGCTTGTTTAAGCTCGACTGTTCGGGCGATAGGTTCGCCAGCCGGCCAGCGACAAAGCCCTGCGGCGAGATCATGCGAATCTGACCATTCACCGTGTCGTTGAAATAGACCCAATCGCCCAGCAGATACTTGAAGGCGTAGCTGTCGATGCCGGCGCTGGCCTTGGTGGTCACTGCCGAACTGATCGAATCCCCGGCAGGCGTCGTGCCGATCATGTAGATGCCCTCGGACAGCCCGAACGCGACCTGATTGGTGAAGCTGGTCGTGTCGTCAAGGTCAGCAAGGAAGGCGATGCTGGTGTATGTGCCGCGCAGGGCGTACATGCCTTTTCGCGGGACGGTATCGACGCCAAGCATCACGGCGCTGGTGATCGTGGTCGTGCCATCGGTGCCGCCGGCCAACGTGTAGCTGGTCAGCGTCGGGGCCGTGGTGCCAGCGCCAGCCGTCGCCACGATGAATTGCGAAGGCCCGCGCAGGCCATCGATGCCGCTGTTGATGGCGGCAGCAATGGCGACCCACAGCGCATTGCCGGACAGGCCAGCGCCGATGTTGTCGAACACTTCCGGCGTCTGGCCCGGCATGGTGACAGTGACTTTGCTGGTGCTGGCTTTGCTGCCGGCGGCGATGGTAACGGTGCCTTGGTTGCCCAGCGTGCCGGTGTATTTCGACGTGAAGGTGATACAAGTCGATTGCACCACGATAGTCGCGGCAGTGTCGGTGCCATCCGTTACGCGGACGCAGCGGAAGTTCGACGCGCCTTGCAGCACGGCAGCGGCGACCGCCGTTCCCATGTCGTATTTCCGGGCTTGGATAGCGCCGAACAGGCGGGCGTAGTCGGCCATGCTGCCGACGATTGTGGGCGCGTTGGTCGGTCCCCAAGTGGCGGTGCCGACGACGCCGAGAATGTTGGTGGGCAGGCCATTGAGAAGCGTGACCTGCGGGGGGACTATCTGGACATAAATGTCCGGCACGATCAGGGCGGTGGTGTTGATCGAGCCTTGTTGGACAACAGGCATATGAAACCTCCGGGCAAGAAAAAAGCCGCCAAGCGGCGGCTTCTATGGGTTGGGGTGGGGGCCGTTATTCCTCGGCTTTCGCCGGGGCTTCTGGCTGCTGGGTTTTGACGACGTGGGCGGCATGCTCGGAAGCAAGCACGTCCTCGACGGTCTTGGGATCGGTGATGATTGCGCCTCGGTCATAAGGGCCGAACGGCTCGGTGACGACCAGTTGAAGATTCATGGCTAGCCTCGCTTAGAAGTAGATGGTTGGGGTCTGGATGGGAGCCGTAGAACCGTCCCGCTGCACGGCTATCCCAAGCTGTTCTTCGGTGATCTGTGTATCGGTTTCGGTCTGCGTCGTCGCGTATTCGACCGAATAGATCAGGTCGCGCCGGTAAAGCCGGGTCTTCTGCATGGCGTCGCTGATCGGGCTGTTCCGGTATATCAACCGGGCCAGAAAGCCGTCGGGCATGGTAAGGAACTTGGTCGCGGCCAGCGCCTGATCGACCTGGCCGATGACTGCATCCCGGTGGGCCGGCGTGTCCGCCCATGCCGTAATCTGAAAGCTGCGCTCCTGTCGCCTGATCTCGCGGGCCGATGTTCCGGTAACGCCGACGCGGGCTGCGCTGATGCGGCCAGTGCTGGGCAGCGTGATAACGGCCCCTGCAGCGACCGTCCCGGCGATGTCGGCGGCGATCAAGGCCGCCAGCGCCGTCGCAATGCTGGGCAGCGTGTCGGTCGTCAGCACGGCATAGACGTAGGGCTTGCCGTTCGCCATCAAAACGACGTTGTGCGGGTTGTTGGCCGGCGGGATGCTGCCGCCTACCGTGACAGTCTGCCCGGCGACGGTAAGCGTCAGCGTCGGCGTGTTCGCGGTCAGCGGCTGCCAGTCCTGCCCGAAGCGCGTTGTGTTGCGTTCCTCGGCGCGCGGGAAGACGCTGATATGCACCTTGCCGGCGGCCAGATCGGCGTCAAGCTGGGCAGGCACAGGCCACCCGGCATAGACGACGCATGGCACGCCGCCTGCTGCGCTGGCTTGCCCGGTTCCGTTCGGGTAAAGCGCCTGCGCGATCAGGCTGACAAGTGCATTTTCAACGTCGGAAAGATCAGCCATGTTCAGTTCTCAAGGCGCTCGCACAGGCAGTTGTAGCCCAGCGAATTCCAGTATGCCGCCTGCACTTGGTAGCGGATGCCCAAATCGTCGGCGATGATGTCTCTGTCGGCGACGGTGCCATTGGGCAGGTTGAAGAAAATGCGCCAAAGCGTCATTCGCGCATCGCCCGGCAGGCCGGCAGCCGGTGGCCGCCCTTCCTTCTTCTGCTGGATCGACGCCGCGACGCCGCTGGCGACTGCTGTTTCAGTCGCTGGCAGTTCGCCGCCATAGCCAACTGCACCGACGCCTGTTGGCTGCGTCGGGCGGCTGATGCTGATGGTTCGCGGATAAAGGAAACTCATGCGAACACCCGTCGATAGGGGGCCAGCATGCCGCGCGTGTCGCCGTCCATCGCCGTATCATCGAAGCGCTCGATTTCCGAATCCCCGGCCTTCATGCGCTTGGTGTTGCCGGGCATGTTGGCCGTGTTGGAGAAGCCGATGATGTTGGCGACGGCCTGCTTGATTGGGGCCGGCAAGCTGGCGTAGTCCCAGCCGGCCAAGTAGGTCACGCGCAAGTCGCCGTCGCCGACGAAGTTCAGCGCCGGATTGTCCAGCCAGAGGCGACCGCCGACAGACCAGTCATAGGAGCCGGAAATTGTCACCCATGCGCCCTGATTGCGCTGCTCGATCAGCGTCACCAAGGCAACCGGCGAGTAGGAAAGCTGTAGCTCGCCGCGTCGCGGGAACTCCCGCCGCTCTTGGATGGCCTGCCCGGTGGATTTCATCACCGTGGGCGTTTGCCCGGCCAGCGTGTATTCAGCGCCAGCCGGGCGTTGCAGGTAGCCATCGACAACAGCGCTCGCGGCATGGACTTGAGCCTGTGCGGTGTTGGCTGGCAGCGAATAAAACGCGTAGTCAGCGGGCAGAATGTATTCGCTTGCCATGCTTCACCCCTTACTGTGCTGCGCCGCCCTGATTATCGGCCTCGGCGGCTGCGGCTTCCGCCTCGGCGGCTGCGGCTGCAATCGCTTCCTCGTCTACTTCGGTGATGAAGCCGTGCGGGATCAGTTCGGCCACTGCCTCGTCGGGGACGGAGACGTAGCCCTTCTTGACTGCGAATTCCTCGCCGCCAACGCTGCAACTGGTGCAGCCCTTCGGTGCTTTCAGTTTTGCCATGATGCTTTCTCCTGAATGGGATGGAGAAAGGGGCAGCCGAAGCCGCCCCTTTCATGCAACGCCGTAGCGATCAGCCGTTGGCTATGTTGGTGATGACACCCATTGCGAACGGCGCATATACCGCCAGCACTTCTTCGGCATAGACGCCGAATTCCTGCGCGCGGGTGCGCAGCGGCCAGTCGATCTGGTAGTAGTCCTGACGAACCTTGACCTCGGCGACGTTAGGCACGTTGTTGCTCTGGTACTGCATCGGCAGGTTTTCGCACCAGCCGATGATCGTGCCAGCAGGCAACGTCGGGTGGATCATGACCGGAATCTTGATCCCGCCGTTCATGGCGAACGGGTTGAAGTACCAGCCAATGACACCGCCGGCCATCAGGTTTCCGTAGCCTTGCTGCGGATCAGCGAACAGTTGCAGCAGCGGCGAGGACGACGGGCCGTTCAGCACCTTGCTGGTGATGTTCTTCAATTCCTGCGAATTGACGTAGATCACGGTCGGGCTGACCTGATAGTTGTCCCACATCGACTGCAACATCACGTCGATTTCGTTGATGGTGCCGCGACCGCTGGCCGTCAAGACGGTGCCGGTGCCGGGCGTGCCGGTTGCCAGCGACTTGACGTAAGCTCCGGAGCCGCCGAGGAAGGCGGTGGTCAGCAGGCCATCGAACGCCAGAGACGAGTTGTTGGACTTGTCGGTCGCGGTAATGGCGGAGGCAGCTTGGCCGGTGCCAAGCAGCGGAGCCGCGAAGGTCGCGCTGTTGATGGTGGTGATGGCTTCCAGCTTTTCCGCGCCGCCAGAGCCGACGAACCAAGCGTAGCCCAGCGCGCCAGTGACCGGGGCGACGGAGCAGGACAGAATCTGACCAAGCGTCACGGACTGCGTGGCAGCGGCGGACTTGTTGGACGAACCACCGTTCAGCACGTAGGTCTGGCCGTCAGCGCCGGTTATGACCTGGCTGGTCGGGACGCCGCCGGCCAAGGATGCGCCACGGAAGCCTTCGCCGGTCAGGGCCACGACGATGACCGAGTAGGTCAGGGATGGCAGGGTTGCGCCTGAACCAGCCGCCGACAGGGTGGGCGTGCCGGGCGTGCCGAGGGCAAGCGACTTGTTGCCGAACAGCAGTGCGTTTTCTTCCTTGAGCATCATCTTTTGTAGGACGCGCATCGTGCCGGTGGCGCGAACGTCCTCGAAGGTGCGGCCCGCATTGATGGCCTCGAAGGTCGCCTGATCTTCTTCGCCGATGGTCACGTAGCTGGCCGACTTAGTGACAGCCGAATAGCTCATGCGCCCGGTGCGCTGGCCTTCTGCGACCCAGCCCATTGCATCGAAGCCGGAACCGGTCAGCGCCTGAATGGCCTTCCAGTTGGTTGCGACGCCGAGGCCGCCGCCGACGCGCGGCAGCTTGTTACGGATTGGGGTATTGACCGGGTAGATGTTCTTCGCCGGGGCTTGCAGATCGTAGGCGACAAGGCCGGTGCCGGTGCTGATGGTCTTGGCGATGTCGTCATTGGGAGCGCCGAGAGCGCCCTTCATCAGATCAAGGGTTTGTTGGGTGGGGTTCATTGTTCAATCCTCCAAAAAGGAAAGGCCGCTCAACGGCGGCCAGATTCTCGAAATGTTTGGCCCTGCGGATGCGGGGCCGGGTTAATGGTTGATGAATGGCAATCAGCGGGTGCGGATGCCTCCCGATTGGTACATTTTGCGAATGTCGGCCATCGCCCGTTCTTCCGGCGTGGCCTTGTCGTCCATCGGGGCGGCGTCCTTCTTTTCGACCTCGCCGCCCACGTCCTGCCCCTTGTCGATGGCTTTCAGCAGCGCCTTTCCAGGGGCTGGCTCTGCCTCAAGTTCCTTGACGCGCTTCTCCAAGGCGTCGCGTTCGCCGGCCAGCTTGGCGACCTCGGACTTGACCAGATCAAGTTCGGCGGACACCTTTGCCAGCGCTTCGCCATCAGCGGCGGTAGCCTTCTGGACATCGCCAGCGGCAGCGCCCTTGTCGGCCAGCGCTTCGGCGGATTCTTCCTTGACCATCGCGGCCAGCAACTTCAAGCCGGCAGCGAGCCAGTCCTTGATCTTGCCGGGCAGGGCGGAATCGTCGCCTTCATATTCTGATTCCCACGCCGTGTCCTCTTGCAGATACTGGACGGAGGCGAGCAGTTCGGCGAAGCGGGCAACGCCGTAGAGGCCTTTCGCCACTTCGCCGCCTTCGCTGGCCTTGGCCGCATCGCCTTCGCCGACCCCATCGCCGCCAGCGTTGGCCGGCGGGTCATTGTGGGCCGCTTCCTGCTGGCGGTGGTTGTCAATTTCGGCTTTCGCCAGTTCAATCAGGCGTTCGGGGCTGATTTCGCCCTTGTTCAGCATTTCGGCCAGCGCATCGACTGCGCTGATGCCGTCGCCGTTCGGGCTTTCGATACCTTCGGCCTTGTAGCAGGTGAAGACCGCTTCCGGGTTGGCAGGGCGATCCACAAGGCTGACCTCGACCAGCTTCAAGCCCTTGATGATCGACTTGTTCAGTTCGTCGCGCGCTGTGACCTTGCCGCCGATGCTGAACCCCTTATAAACGCCTGTTTCGATCTTCTTGACGGCAATCGGATCGACCACATGCGCGCCAAAGTAGGTTCGCCCGTCGTCCTCGACATTGGCTTCAATGGCTGTACCGGCAGCAAGCGGCTGGTGCATTTCGCGCACCGCGCCGAATTTCATGTAATCAGGCAGCGCGGCCTTCATGGCGTCGGCGGTGATAGTTTCGCCGTCGGAATCGACCGCTTCGCTGCTGGCATAGCCCCACACCTTGATTGTTCCGTCGTCCTGCGCCTCGGTCTTGCTGATCTCTGCGTAAATTTTCATGGTTGGTTGCCCTCGATTTCCTCCCCGGATGGGGCGGTGGGTTGCTGGGTGGCCTGCGCCAAATCGGCGCGCTGCTCCTTGGTTAAAGGTTCCCGGCCAAGGTCAGCGCGGATTTCGTCGGGGTGCAGCACTTTGGACGCGACATAAATCTGGTTGATCTTCGCCTGCGTCAGCGGGTCGATTGCATCTTCTTCGGCCCATGCGAACTCGATGTCCGACGCTTTGAAGTAGCGCTGGATAATCAGATCGACCAGCCCCTTGACCCAATCCTGCAACGGGGCAAGCCCTTCGGCGATTGACTGGTTCCGGGCCGTTTCCGCCGTGCTGCGATTGACCTGCTTGATGAACGGCGTCGGCTCGATGCTGAACGCGAAGCAGACGATCCGGGCCAGCCATTCGTCGTATTCGTCTTTCAGCGCGCCTTCCTTGGTGGGCCGGTAGGTCACGCCGTCAGGGATGAATTTCAGGTGCCGGCGGGCCGCCGTGTCGCCTTCCAGCAGGCTGTCCCAATACTCCTGAAACTGCCTGATCTGCTCGGGCTGCCATTCGGCGGGAACGCTTGCCAGCGCCTCGGGAACATTGCCCTCGGTGTAGAACTGCAACTGATGAACCTGCCGGCGTATGGCGATATTCACCGTGACGATGATCTGCTCGACCGGGCTGTAACCATAGACCTTGTGGGTGCGCAGGTTGCGGGGCCGGTAGATCAGTTCTTCGCGGGTGTAATCGACCGCCGGCATGCCCTTCAAGACCTGCTGATAGGCAGGGTCGGGCGGAAGCGGCGTGCGGCCTGTGGCGTCCAGTACCCGCTTGATCGTCGCCCCATCGACCGGCTCAAGGGCATAGAGGCCGCCGCCGCGCGTCATGCGCGGGTAAGCCGTCGGGGCGTCGATAACAAGCAAGTCCTCGATCAGCATCCGCAGCCATTCGTCCCACGTATGTTCGCGGTCGGGCATATTGAAGAAGGCTTCGATCTCGGCACAGCGCTTGTCGGGCTGGGACTTCTTGTCCTTTGGCTTGATCTTCCAGCGCAGCTTCGACATCTGATCCTTGCGCGTTTCGATCACCAGCCGCAGCAGGTCGTAGCTTTCAGCCAGCGCCCGCATCTGCGTGAACGTGACCGCTTCGCCTTCGCGGGGCCGCACGCGGGCATTCGATAGCACCGGGAAGTCGAATTGACGACCGACGGCCTGTTCCTGCGCCACGGCAGGGAGCGGGTCGCCGGGGCCGAACCATTCCGGCTTTTGACCGGTCAGTCCGTAGCGAACGCCCGCCACCATGCGGGCAATGACGCCCGGCTCGATAGGGGTTTTTGTTGCCATCAATTCGCCTTCTGTTGTTTCGCTGCTTGAACTGCCTCGGCTTGCTGACGAAGCATTTCCAGCATCCCGAATGTGTTGGTGTTGAGCGCCGAGAAGGCGTCCGAAAGTGCGTCGATCTGGTCGTCGTGCGCCCCATTGGGAAACAGCCGCATTTCAGCCACCAGCGCGTCGTTCCAAGGCGCGCGGAGCATCATCACGTTGCCGACGTTGGTCTGCGCGGCGAACGGCTCGGCCCGCGTGATCTTGTCGCCAGTGACCGGGGCTGACGTGACCGGGAAGCCGGCCAGTTGCTTCGTCAGGTAGGACACTTGCGACTTACCGGCCTGTCCGGGGTCTTGCGGAATCTTCACCCGGCAGGTGGTGCCGTCGCGCTTGGCGGTATTGACCAGCGCTGATTCGACTTCCTCCGGGCCGCCGCGCATCCGGTTCATGTCGGCGATGATCCAGCGCCCGGTCGGAGTGATGCCCAGCTTGCCGCCAGCCGTCCAGTCGGGGTCTTTCCCAGGCGTCGGGTCGGTGGCTGCTAAGTCCCAAGCCCGCACGAAGCGGGTGCCAGCCGGGACAGCCTCAACCACCTCGATCTTGTCGGGCTTGAAGATGTTGCCTTCCGGCGGGGCCGGGGCTTGCTGGTACTGCCCCGCGAAGGTGTAGGGCGCTGCCATCTGCATCCGGCGCAGTTCGTCGGCGGGGTGCTTCTCAGGCCACAGCGCCGTTCCGTCAGATTGCAGCGCTGGCAGGCAGATATGCTCCCATTCCTCGCCATTGCCGCCGGCCAGCAGCCAGCCCGCCAAATCCCGTTCATGCAGGCGCTGCATGATGAGGATGATCGGCGTGTTCGGCGCGTTCTTCCGGCTCTCAAGCGTGTTCTGGAACCAATCGATGACGCCCTCGCGTATGACATCAGATCGGGCCTCGTCGGCTTTGTGCGGGTCGTCGATGATGATCGCGCCGCCGAAGCCGGGCCGGTGCTTGCCTGCGCCGTAGCCGGTGATCGTGCCGCCCGCGCCGACTGCATAGACGCAGCCGCCGGCAGTCGTCCGCCATTCGTCCTTCGCTTGGCTGTCCTGCCGCAACGCTACCGCCGGAAAGATTTCCCGGTAGTCATGCGACTGGACAAGCTCGCGGGCCTGCCACGCATTGTTGCCGGCGAGGCGGCCCGAATAGCTGGTGTGGATGAACTCGGCGTCAGGAACCTTCCCCAGCGCCCACGAAATGAAGTTGATCACCGCGATCTCGGTTTTCGAGTAGCGCGGCGGCACGTTGATGATGAGGCGCTTGCATTCGCCCCTGAAAACCCGCATCAGTGCGTCACAGATGGCTTTGTGGTGCTGGCCCCTGATCCACTTGAAGCCCTTGCGCTGCGCGAACATCCAGCGCGAAAAGAAATAGAGGTCGGCCTGCGCCATTTGCACAGCCGCAAAACGCTCTTTCGGGCTGAACTGGCGCACGGGCTAAACCTCGTCGGCGATATTCTTGGCGATCTCCCTGAACTCGGCAGTGGTGATGCTGTGCTTCTGGATCGGGCCGCCGTCCTTGCCGGTAACTTCCAGCCGGTCAGTTTCCTTCCAGCGGGCGCGCGTTTTCAGCCAGAAAATCGCCGCTGTCACTGCCCCTTGGCCGGTGCCTTGGGTGGCGTGCCGGTAGAGGCTTTCGGCGACTTTGCTGTTGGCGATGATCTCGCCGGTATCAAGCTCGTCGCGGAAGTGCTTGCGGAGCGTCTTGCCATCGACCGGCTTGTTCGTCGTCGGGTTGATGACGATCTTGCAAATTTCGTCCTCGGGGATGCCGTAGCCGGCCATCGCCTTGACCATCTTGCGGTGATCGGCGGTCGGGATAAAAGGTTTTCGTCCTGCCATGTTTTCTCCTGTTCTGAACTCGACACCCGGTCACGATTGGCTAGAGTCCAGAGCGACCAACGACAACCCGGAGGAAGCATGGCAACCGCTCAAACAGCCCCGCGCAGCAAGGCATCAATCGTCCGCGAACACATGGCCGCCGGGCGCTGGCAGGAAGCCATCCGCATCGCTGCGCGCTTCCCACAGCTTGGCGATCAGCGTGGCGCAATCCTTGACGCGCACACCGCCTACACCAACCCGCGATTCATGGTTCAGATCGGCAAAGACATCGAAGCCATGAAGGACGGGGGCCGGTCAGCCCTCGTCGCCCGCTTCGGGGAATAAGTCCTCGCCGACTTCCACATCGCCGCACGCGGCCACGGCTTTCTTCGGGTCGCCCTTGCAGAACACAAGAATGTTCTGGTGCGTTTTCCCCAGCTTGCGGCTGACGCTGAACTGCTTCCCGGCCCGGATTGGCAGGCTGCTAACCATCGTGATCAAAATGGCCTCGTTGTAGTAGTCCAGCCCGGCGTCGCGGAACGCCTGCACGGTATCGCCCACGAAGTCGTAGTAAGCGCCGCGCTTGTCGCGCACCTCGCCCACCACGAAGGCGGCGAAGCGGTCTTGTTTCAGCAGGCTGCACGCCCGCTTGATGATCTCGAAGTAGGCTGCGCGGAACTCGGCGTAGGCCAGCGTCGAAAGGTCGTCCGGGTTGTCCGAATAGACCTCAAGATCAGCATACGGCGGGCAGGAAAACACGAAGTCGGCCTGCACGCCCTTGCAGGTCTGGTCGATGTGCCGGCTGTCGCCGCAATGCCAGACCGGCGGGAACTGATCGTCAGCGCAAAGCTCGTCGCCTTGGCTGCGGTTCGCTTCGACCTGATCGGCGCGTAGGTCGCCGCCGACGTATTGCCGCCTCAGCTTGGAGGCCACAATGCCGCGCACGCTGCCGCCAGCGAAGGGGTCGATGATCGTGCCGCCCGGCGGGCTGAACCAGCGGTAGGCCAGTTCGCACAGCACCGGGTCGAAGATGCTGGTCGCGGTCATTTCCTCGCGGCCATACTTTTCGCCGATGCCGGTTCCTATGAACTTGCCGTAGTTCGACTTCTCGGCGTCCGTCTTGCCGCCCTTGCGGGCCGGTATCTTGGCCGTGTCGCTGAATCCCAGCGCGTTGTCGCCCCGGCCAAGCTCGGAGCGGATGCCGATGCCGATCCACGCATTCTTGCGCGACTGCCACCAGCCCTCGCGGGCATTCAGGACGCTGAACGGGGCAACCATGAAGCGCGCGGCCAAGCTGCCATCACCGCCGCTTTCGTCGCCGCCTGACCCCTCGCCAGCCCCTTCCAGGGGGAGCAGTTCGGCCAGTTCGTCGCCGTTGAAGCCGATCAGGTCAAGGTCGAAACCATCGTCTCGCAGTTCGCCAAGCTCAAGCGCCAGCAGTTCGGTGTCCCAGCCGGCATTCAGCGCCAGCTTGTTGTCGGCGAGGATGTAGGCCCGCTTCTGCGCCTCGGTCATGTGCGCCAG